CCAAGCGGGAGTGTGTAGATTCCTGCCAGAGGATAAACAAAGTCCGTTCTGTAGACCAGGCCAGACGTGAGTAAGTCTTCTGACCCAACGGAATAGGATAGAGAAGACGTTGTCATAGTTAATGCACTGTGCAAAAACACGTAGTACATTCCTGGTGGAAAAGTCGATGGCAGCTTCCACGAAAAGGTCGCTTCAGGCGAGTTGTACCCGGCTGCAATGTGCATTTGCATGGCGAGAGTTCCTCCGAGGCTGTAAACTGCTGAGTCGGAATAGCTCGTATACAGATTTGTATAGTCGAACATAAACCCGGAAGGATACGATCCAGAAGGGTTATGCTTGACGCCGACATAAATCTGATCCCACCCGGAGTACGGATCATCTGTCGATAGGACGAGCTTTGTGACCAGCGGCTGTGATCCTTGAAGGTCACCAGCAGCTATATCAACATAGTTATACTGGACAGTGGATGACTTGATGTTTTGAATAACCACACCTCCAGTTGTTGGCGATGCCACACTGGGGTTGTACAGAGGGACTTCTTCAAGCGCATCCGAGTAAATCGATATGCCGTAGCCGTAGGCAGATAACTGCAGCGTGATTTCACAATCCGGGAGCATCACAGCCCCACGGGACGAACTGGCATGGATTTTCTCAACTGAAAGAAGGTCAGATGGGAAGTTTATATCCCCACCATACACTTCAAAGAACGTTACAGAGTCAGCCCCCTCCCAGGTGTAAGACAATTCTCCTCGCCGGCCCAGAGTTGAAATAGACCTGGTCGATATGTTTTTCAAAACACGCTCGATCTTCTGAATGCTCGCAATAAGTTCGCTTCTGTTGCTCCCATATATGTGGAACGTGATCTTCGCTTCTCGATACTCGTAGTTATTTGACACCGGGGCGTACACTCCGGTACGAAGAAGGCCTAGCGTTCTATCAACCCGTGCCTGGCCTATGTCAAACCCGCCATCAGCCAGCGCCACGAAGTACGACAAAAAGTCTATGGTCTCAACGTTATCTGTCAACTGAAGTACAAACGGTTGTGTCATGCCTTATCCTCTTAGATCGGAATGTTCCCACCAAAGCTGGTGCGCCGGTTGATCCTGGAGACCAGTTCAGCAGAAACCTGATCGGATAGCTTGCGAATATCGCTGTCATCCCGAATTGTCGGGTTATTGATCGTGATGTTGATCGTATATGCACCGGACGCACCTGCAGCGCCTAGTGCGGATAACAGGCTGTGCGCTGAAAGGATGGATCCATTCGAGTTCGGAGAGAACAACTCTGGACCGAGTTCGCCTACAACGTATGAACCGCCTGCAGATACAGGCCCACCAGTCCAGCGCCCAGGTTTAGGCTTAGGGGGCGATGTCGGCGATGTAGGTACTGTCGGATCAGTGCCCTTACCGAGAAAGTTATTCAAGCCATCTACAGCATTCGATACAACTCCGAGAATGGTATCAATAAGCGCACCGGCTTTGCCAGTAATGCCATCGATCAGCCCTTGCATCCAGGACGAAGCGATATTTCTAAACTCTTCCACCTTAGCACTGAGCGCACCAAGTGTGGTAGTAACCCACCCGGTCAAAGAACTTCCCATGTTACTCAAGGAGCGGTCAAGTGAATCGACCATCCCACGCCACGCATCAGAGAAGTCCTCTCCAATGTCCTCTAACCAGTTTGATAGGATATCGAAATTTTCCTCAGACGATCTTGAGAAAAGCTCTGTTATCGATCCCCATGCGTCCTCAGATGCCTGCTGTACATATTTCATACCAGCATCCCAGTCTGCCTTAGCAGGAGCGATCCAGGCGCTGAATGCGTCCCCGAATTCTTTTATGTGCGCTGGCATCGTTAGCAGCCACGCCTCAAGTTTGAAACCAGCACCCCATAGGTACATAAACCAACCAGCCAGGTCAGCTATAACAGAGATCACCTGACCGACGGTATTACCGGCAAGTTTGGCGAGGAAGTCAAGAAGGCTGATTCCCACGCCAGACGCATCTACATACCCAAGAGCCTCCATGAAAGCTCTAAAACCGTCAGATAGTGTTTTCAAACCAGTAGCAAAATTCTCCAGGTCTTCAGGCCTGATCGCCTCTGTAATACCGGCCAGGAACGCCTGCACAAAGGACGGTGGCTCTCCGGCGGCCGCATCAGATTCTTCACCTCCACTTAGAGCGAGCTTAACACCCGCCCACAGTTCCGCAATGCCTTCTAGTGTGGGCTTCATATCGTCATAGACTTTACGAGCATTTTGGCCGAGGCTATACATAGTATCGTAGCCACTCTGCATGTCTTTGTCGGTGAACCCCAGGATAGAATCGCCAGGTAGCTTAAAGCTCTTCGGATCACGCCCGCTCCAGGCATCCAGGAAACCCTGCAACTTTTCTTTCCCCCGATCAAACAGGTCGAGCAGGTTCTTGGTCTTCTCAGAGGCCTTGTCAAGCTCATCCTGCAATGTACCTAACCCGCCTAGATCATCAAGGTCGCCAATATCACCAAAACCGCCACCGCCGAGATCACCAGCGCCGCCTGGGTCTTCTACGTCATCGTCTTCTTTGTCCTCTGCAATCTCCTTCAGCAGTTCAGCAATGCGCAAGAAGATGTCTTCTTGATCCTGCAGGGCGTCAATCATAGACTTCTGAGCATCGAGCTGCTGTTTTACCATATCAGCCTGCTGCTCAAGAGCGTCCTTCTCCTTGTCCAGTTGGATCAGGTTGGCGTCCCGGTTTCTCTTTGCCGCCCGGATCGCATCCACTTTACCGGTGATGTTTTTATCGGAAGAACCAATGGCCGCAATCTCTGCGCTGTAGTTAGCAAGTATCTGATGGCGTCTCTCTTCAATTGCCGCCAGTTGTTTCTGAATTTTCTCGTACTCAAGCGATAGCCGGATCAGGTCACGAACATTATCTCCCATCTCCCCAAGACCGGAAGTAGCGCTTGTTAGCAACCCTTCATCGATTATTCCTGTCTGGTTGAACTTTGCTATAAGTTGGGAGATATCTACCCGTGCGCCAGCCAGCTTACGAAGAGCGGCCACAAGGGGTTCCCCTTCCAGCCCACCAGTAAGTGCTCTTTCGATAATCGAACTAACGTTGTCGAGAATGCTAAAATCCGCAGCCCCAAACCCATTTAGGAACGTCTCCATAAGGGTGATGCCCCACTGGTCGATGGTTGATAGTGGGCCTTTCTTTGGGGGTGAATGCGATTCGAAGAAGGACGCAATCATGTTGGCGATCTTTGAAATGGCCGCCGAGACGAAACGAACTGCGCCGCCTATAAGCCCCGATCCAATATTCTTAGAAAGGTTTTCGCCCCAGGTCTTCGCTTTCGTCGCAAGACTGCGGAAATAACCAGCCATGTCATAGCCAAAACTGTCAAGCGCCTTCATGACAAGCGCAATCGCTCCGATAATAGCAATTGGCCAGGCAAAGGCGCTGCTGCCAACTGCGGCTATGATCGGTCCAAGTTTTGCTAGAGAGCCTACAAAGAATGAAATAACACGCAACGCCTGCCCGAACCCCATCACGATCAAGGTTGCGGCATGAACCATTTGCCCTAGAAACATGAGGACTGGGCCTAGAACGACTACCAGACCGGCCAGGGCGATCACTTGCATCTGGACGGGCTTATCCAGCTTCTTGAAAGCATCCGCAAGCATACGGATCGCCGGAACAGCCACCTGCATAATCGCCCGAAGTGGGGGCAATAGGGCGTCCCCAATTATGATCCCTGCGTCTGCCACGTTGTTTTTCAACACGGCCACCTGGGACTTCGTTGAGGTCATGGCAATGTTGTATTCTTCAAGCAGGGACGTGTGCGTTTCCCACTCAGAGCGGGCTTGTCTCAGGCTTGTCTTCAAAAGATCAACGTTAGAACTCAGGGCGGCCAGGCCACGACCGCCCCGCATGTCCGCTATCTCCATCAATCCGAGCAGGGACGCCACCTGGTCCTCGCTCTTACTGGCCGCATCCAGGATGTCAAGCAGCACACCGACAGAGTCCTTTCCAAAAGCCTCCAACACAGTATCTGCATCTTTATAGATGTCAGAATACCCACCCATTACAGCGGCTACTTCTTCTGCGTTCCGGGCGATGTAGATGCCCATGTTCTTCAAGGCCGTTCCGGACTCGCTTGCGCTCAGACCGACGCTGACAAGCGCTGCAGAGAAAGCGGTTGCGTCTGCGGCAGACATATTCAGCATGGTGGCGAACGGGGCAAACTCCTGCAAGGTGGTCATGATCTCACCTGCGGTTGCGGCGGTCTTGTTTTCCAGCAGGTTGATCACGTTAGCAAGGCGCTCAACCGATTCGCTGGATTCACCCAAGTTCCAGCCAAAGGCGTTGGCGATCTTACCCATCGCAGATGCAACCACAGCCCCGCCCTGGTCGGTAGAAACTGCGAACATGCTGATGGTCTCGGTTAGCTTGGTAAGGGATTCGACCGGAGTGTCCAGGTCTTCCCAGTTCGCCATCTGACCAAGAACACCAGAAATTTCTACGAGATCGGAATGAGATGTAGCTGTGTTTACGGCTAGTCCACGAAGGCTCTCGCCGAGATTTGTGATCTGTTCAACAGTAAAGCCCGTTGTTTTTCGAACACGGGTAAGACCGTCCTCAAAATCCGTGGCAGCCTTGGCCATGCCTGTAAACAAGCCAATCAGCGGCAGAGAAACAAAGAACATCATCGAGCGCCCGAAGTTGGTTATACCCTGTGCGGCCAGACGGATGGTATCGTTTGTATTCATCAACTGAGAACGGAAGGTATCGATACCCCTCGATAATGCGCTGAACATCTTACTGCCATCGAACGATAGCCGCTTGCCGGAATTACTAACAGATGACTGTGCGTTGGACCCTGTAATGCGGATGGTTTGAGTAACCCGTTGCGCCTGCTCTCCGATGCGATTTAGCGAAGCTGCAAGCTGGTTGGTTGCATTAACAGCCCCGCTTGAATCTCCCTGGATTTTTAGAAGAACGATGGCAGAGTTGGCAGTCATAAGTTAATCCCTAATGATCTTGACGTCCTCAAATAGTGGGTTGTTAGCATCTTCGCCAGCATCCAATATGACAGCGACTTCACCAGGTTTCAACATCCCGTTCCTTAGCAGGCGCTCTCTCCTGCTGTGCGCTGGCCGCCACGGTACTGAGTTATCCAGCAGCTTATCTATAGACTTGCTGTATTTGTCCAGACCCTGCGCCGTATTCTTATCCATGGCGGAACGGGCGAGAGGGGCAAGGAGTTTCAGCATCTTAAGTTCATCGATCTCGTCTTCTCTAATCATGCGCCAGGTTTCTTCTAGCCACCCGACGCCATACATCTCAACATGATCGATAACTACTTCATCTGTCCATCCGTAGGCTGATCGGATGGCGTGGAGTGCTCTTCTGTTGAACCGGATGAGTTGGGAGTGGAGAAAAAACGGTCAATTAACCTCTGAATTGCAGGCTGGCCGTTATATATTGCAACTGCGGTCTCGATGAGGGTGGCGATATCGAAGTGAACTTCTGATACTGCTGGATCGCAGCCGACGATAGCCGTAAACAAGTCGACAAGAGCGCCTTCGTCAAGCTCCTCTACCATGCGAACGATGAATTCAAGCCCAGTCATAGAAGTACTGCCCTGTTGTACAGAACGAGCAGCCCGATAACCGTGCTTAGACGCCCACTGGGTAAGCTGAATAACCTGCCGTGCCTGCGCCCGCCCGGTCTTTACGACGGAGTACATCTCCCCGCCTACTTCGATTTCACTTTGTGCTTCAATCGTTGGTTCACCCATCTTTTTCTCCTCGTGAATTAATAAAGCCCCAGGCATACTGCATAAACAGTTCACCTGGGGCGACCAATCAATTTTGAAACTGGATCAGATTAGCTGCTAACTCGTGTCAGAGCACCCTGCCCCTCGAAGTCCACGCTCAAGGTAGCAAAGTCGTCCGTGCCCACGCTGTGCTCGACGCTCGTCAGAACTGCCAGACCTTCCCAGTAGTGGGTCATTTTGCGCTGCGATGTGTAGAACCGGAGTTTTACAGTTTCGCCAGCAATGACCGTGTTGAAGATCGTGTTCGACGCATCGTCATAATAGCCGCTGATCGATCCGCTCCAGGCCATCCAGGTTCTGGCCTTCTCAACCCAGGCAGCAGCAAGGTTTGCAACAAATACCTTGTGCTCTGCCGAGTCAACACTGATGCTGATAGAGAACTCATTCCGTTCCGATAATTGCGTCCAGGCGGTGTAACCATCACTCGAAAACGCAATGTCAATTCGTGCGTCAATTCCTACAATTGCACCCATGCCCTACCTCCTAAGTAGCTGTTTGTTTATTATGGCTGCTACACACAGAGTTGCACATGGTCTCGCTCATCACAAAGAAGTTCTCTTCTCTCATATACTTCAATCACATTAGCACCCTAAATGCAAAAATCACTTTGTGAATTTGCTAAACCCGTCTGTTTTCGATACAAAACTGACTGGAATACTTTCGAAAAGCGCCTTCGTGGTGTTTCCTGGAGTGTAGATAGCACCTCCTGGAACGATGGCGTCGTATACAAGCCCCAGGATAAACCGAAGGTCTTCCTGTGGAATTCCATCAGGCTCGAAACGAATTGCCCGACATACCCCGTACGGACGAAGATAGGTTTTGGTCTTCCACAGGTCGCCAATAGTTGCGTCCACCAGGACGACACCTTCTGCTTCGTGCTCTGCCAAATCAACAGGATAAATAACGTCGCTGAAGCGAGCTTCAACCTGCTCGGCATCCGTAATATCTTTGTTTTCTTGCACAACCTTAGCCATGATAGTATCCTCCTACCGATCAAATGCTGAGATAATAAATGGCACCCAATAGAACGGTGTGTCATTTATCTTTATTGGTTCAGCTACATCAATGTCACTAACCCTGGCGAGGGGTGACACCCCGCCTAATGTTGGATCATCCTTTAGCATCGTTGCCAGAGTAGTGGCAATATACCGGACCTTCAAGTCTGTTTCAACACCTTCGTATTGAATCAGGAATACGCCAGCCAGTGTCCAATGCCAGTCCAGGCCGCTCATAACCTGTCTGCTGTCTGGCCTGCCGCCGCCGAACTCGATATAAACGCCATAAGGGGAACCCTCCTGGAACATGGCGTCAACTACACTGTCCAGGTCACTGGCTTTCACACGACTGGCGCTCAGTTCTGCCGAGAACACTGACAGCAACTTCGCAATAAGTGCTTCCTCAATAGCTTCGTATCCACGCATACGACTACCTTATCCTCTTTCCCGTAAATAACTGAATGTCTGATGGCTTCCTACCACTCGATAACCAGTCAGCGTACAGCGTAGCGCCATCCCACAGAGCGTCAACGACATCATCGAAGTACTTGCGCTGTTTGATCGTCCACTTGACGTAGTCAAAGCGGCCTCTGCCCGCTTCAGATGGGGTGTAAGTATTCCAGTCAGACGAGCTGCGCTTAGAACCATATTTGAAGATCGCCCACTGCAGTGACCGCAAACCCTTCTCGAAGCCTGGATTTCCGCTACCCTTCCTCGCCTGACGAATATACGCCCTATGCGCACGGCTGCCGGATCGTTCTCTTACGGAAGCGTACTTGTGTCCGTAATGGGTCATCAGGTTACCGATCCCCTTGTCCTGAACCCACTTGCGCAGAACGCCAGAAGGAGGCCATGAGCCAGGCTTCATCCCCTTTCTTATCAGAGCGTTTGCAAGGGTTTTATTACCTTCAACAACGTTTACAGCCAACTGAGCACCACGAACTTCTTTCGGTGTCTCTACGCTGATATTCTCAGCCGCCTTCCCTGTAGCGCCAACTTTGTACTTATGGCCAGGGGACAGCATTTCAGACATCCGTTGACGGGCGGCGTTTGCCGCATTAATGGCGTACCCACGAGTGATGTTGTTTGCAGTCGCCTGCTCCTGGGCTGTCAGGCGTTTCCACGTCTTGGAGGATTTCTGGAAATAGAAAGTAATCAGGTTTGGCATTAGCGTGCTCGAACTCTCTGCCGTTTCAGAAGCTGGCGCATGATTCGCACCAGGTGAGAGGTCAGGCCGATGTTGGCGTTAGGGGTGTCCTCGCCAGCTTTCTGCTCTCTATCCGACCAGCGCAGGCTACCGTCAGTACCAGCAGTTCGTCGATAGTTTATGATGGCGACTACCATCGCTGAAGCTGTCATCCTGACCGTACCTGTAATAGCAGACGAGCCAGACGTGTAGTAAACCCGAACATTCAAGTTCCCACGTGGGAACTTTTCTGATTTCAAAGCGATGTGGTCACCAAAGATAACGTAGTCGCTTGCAGTAATCTGGGCGTCGCTTATGTAAACGGCCTGCACCGATATGATGGGTGGCTTGCTAACACGAAGAAGATTTGTGCCATCCCCATTGTGGTATTCATTCTCAATCACGCTGGAAGTGCCGAGGTACGGCTGATCCAGGTGCTCACGGATCAGGCTTTCTACCATTTCCGACCACTCATCCCGTAGGTCTGTTTCGGTAACGGGGTGGATGGACATTACATCAGCTTTACTGCAAAGTACCCAGGCCATAGATATTGCTCCGTTGTCTAAGTTTAGACTGTCACTACCTACAATCGAAGTAAGGCCTGAAAGGTAAAAGCCCCCGGCAATTGCCAGGGGCTACTTTTACCGATAAGATGAACCGAGTACGCTTAGGCCAGTTTTACGTGGCGCACGACCGATGCCAGGTTCGGGTAAGGAACCTTCGCAGCAAGGTACGACTTCAGGAGGTAGTCGTAGGTGTCTTTCACCCGTGCCAACTCCACGAAGCTCATAACGCTTTCCACCTGCCGGCCCATGTCATCAACCTTACCGATAAAGCCAGCGCCACGAGTGGGGTGCAGGTTGAAGGTTGCAATAACCTGCTCTCCTGTTTCCAGGGGCTTCACTGCCTTGGTGGAGAGAGCGCCTTCGTCCGAGTAGGTCGCCACTGTTCCATTAACAGTTCCATCAGAACTGTAGGTCAGCGCCGGGATAATGTCAAGCAACTGGTAGCTGCCGGACCAGTCTTCCGCCAGATCATGTACAAAACTGCATTCGCATCAGCGGTCCAACTCAGATCAGCGCTCAGGTTGGTGGTCGCAGCGACCACATTCGCAGACGCTGTTCCGGCAATCTGCTCGCCATAGGCCGTGACCGAAGAAATTCGGTAGTTGTAGGTTGCGGCGGTAAGAGCGCCACCGGCTGCCACAACTGCGGTGCATGCGGGCGAAGTTCCGTCTGCTTCGGGAGAAACGAAGTCGCTTTCCAGGATCGCACGGCCACCATAAGCGGCCATCTCGACTTTTCCGTCAGCAATGGTAACGCTCTGCAGGGGCAGCTGAATCTTGGTTTGCAGACCATCGGTGACCTGCTTCATCGACTGGCTCATCAGCCAGACGTAGGGATCCATACGGGTCTGGCGGTGCTTGGCGCTTTTACCAATCGCAGCGTCCAGGTCAGCCAGGGTGACTTTATCGCCACCAGCATCCACAACGTTCTCCGGGGCGTAGGCGTACATCCGGGGCAGAACGCCGGAGTACTGATACGCATCACCGGTGAAACCGATGTCGTTGGCGGTGCCGTACAGAGCGCCGTACTCCAAAAGATCGCTCATACCCTGCACAGAACCGGCAAGCTCGGCGGCCAGGGCGTCGATGAACTTCTCATCAACTGCCTGGGCGAAACCGGCAACCGATCCCCAAATGCGGGCGATCTTCAGTTGGACGGATTTGCGAGCGTAGGTCGAGCGCTTCGCATTCGGGGCAGTCTCTTCGCCTTCGAACCACGCCTTGGGGTGAGCAGTCCGAACATTGTAGGAGTGGGTCAAACCTTCGGCCTGCTTGAAGCCCATCAGGGTAGCCAGGGGCTGGAGTTTGGTAAGCTCTTCGTACAGAGTTTTCTCCAGTTCGTCGGGAGTCAGCGCCGGAGAGTTCCCTGTGGTCAGGGCTTTCTTCAATTCAGAGATAGTAAACGCTTGTCGAGAAAACATAATTCACCTCTACTTGGTGGAATTGATTTGGAAATGGCGGGTCAAGGCATCCCGTAAACTAAGGGATCGACCAGCATCTGGTTGCACAACTTCCTCGATTTCCGAAGGAAGCTCCGTTGGTTGCACAGCGCCACTGCGATTCACAGCGGTGCCGTCTACTTCTGGTTCAAGCGAAAGATCAATCTCCGCCTGACCTTCAGTCTGGGCGTCGCCTACCGCACCGTCTACGGCTTGCCCCGTGATCTGCGGGACCTCTACCTGACCTCGTGCAGCCTTTAACTCAGCCATCAACTGGGAGAACTCAGCGGTCATTGTGGAAAGAGCGTTCGCTAAAGCAGCAATATCTGGAACAGCAGCTTCTTGGACAACCGGCTCGGTCTCAACAGGCGCATCGACTTCAACAGGATCGACGTCTGCTTCAGCGGGTACCGGTTCAGCTTCTTCTTCTGCTTCTACTTCATCAGCAACAGCTTCAACTTCTTCTTCAACCTCAGCAGGTGCATCAGCATCAGCTTCGATCTCAGCCGCTACTGGTTCGGTAACGGCGGCATCTTCAACAATAGGCTCTTCAACAGGCGAATCGACTTCGCCCGCAGTAATGTCTTTGTTTTTGGGCATACTCTTCTCCGTTAGCGCACTGATTGCGCTGGATACATTCTCAAGACCGAATGTCCTGACCATTAGTGCCATGCTCTGTTCGACTGCCAAATCACTCAAGAAGGCGTCATAGTTCGCAGGATGGTCGACCAGGCTGATTTCTGCCAGCGTGTACGCATTGATGACGTAACCGCCATCCTGGAGCATGTCGACATCTTTATAGTCGACAAAAATGCCCACGCTTAGCTTATTTTTCGCACTTTACCAATTGAATAGAGAGACCGAAATGAACCTAACCAGGGCCGCAAATCACAGCTGAAGCCGTGGAACCAGGTCTGAACAGGCAAACGGCGAGGCTGGAAG